CAATGACTGGGAACTAGATGACGACTTCGATGACGAAGATAGTCAGCCACAATCAAATGACGGAAGCGATCTTTTAAAGAAGCTTCGTAGAGCGAAGCGGGCAGATGAGAAGCGCATCAAAGAACTCACTGAGCAGCTTGAGGGATTATCCAAGGTGCAGCGTGAGCGAGTTATCAAAGAAGTCCTAGATCAAAAGGGTGTTAACCCTAAGGCAGCACGTCTTATTATGAAAGACCTAGACGATATTACCGAAGAGTCAGTATCACACTGGCTTGAGGATAATGCGGATTTGTTTGGAATTAAGACAGAGCCTCAGGTTAGCCCGGAGCAACAACTGGACCGTGCTGCATTACGTCAGCAGGACATTGTTACTCAGAGCGCAGTATCACCTGACAAACAGATGGACGCATTGCAACGTATTAACGAAGCCACTGAGGAAGAGTTAATTGCGATGATCCAATCTGGAAACTTTTAATCAACCGAACTAACATCCTCAAAGGAGGTGCAACACAATGGCTAACGCATATACAACTACCGGGTCCTCAACACTCGGAGGTACAGTTGGTGGTGCAGGTCTCGTACAAAAGGCGTATGACCGTCTTATCGAGTTCGCACTACGTACACAGCCACTTATCCGCCAAGTTGCGGACAAGACACCAGCTCGTCAGAGCATCCCGGGTTCATCAGTAGTATTGCAGCGCTACGTCGACTTAACTAAGAAGATTTCAACTCTTACTGAAGAAGTCGATCCAGATGCAGTAGCACTGGCTACCCCAACATACACAACCATTACATTGGCTGAGTATGGAAACGCAGTACTTGTTACACGTGCACTTGAACTCTTCAGCCTTGCTGACGTAGATCCAGCTGTCGCTAACATCATTGCATACAACATGGCAGACTCACTTGATGACGTTGCTCAGAACGTACTACGCGGTGGAGACAACGTTCTCTACGGTGGAACACGTACATCTACAGCAACACTCACATCATCAGACACATTCACATCAGCTATTGCTCGTAAGGCAACAGCTAAGCTTCGTGCTAACAAGGCTATCCCACGCAAAGGTTCACTCTACTGGGCTGGTATCCACCCAGAAGTAGCTCACGATCTCCGCGCTGAAACAGGCGTAGGATCATGGCGTCAGCCACACGAATACCAGTCAAATGATTCAATCTGGGATGGCGAAATCGGTACATACGAAGGTGCATTCTATGTTGAATCACCACGTCTATACAATGATTACACAGGTGCTGCTAAGTCAACATCAACAACTACAACTACTGCTTCATCTGCAGTTGGAACATATGTTCTTCCTGTAACATCAACATCAGGTATCTTGGTATCTGACGCTGTTGCTGGAACAAACATCCCAACAGGTGCACAGGTTGTATCTATCTCAGGTCTTAACGTAACAATTGATACCGCTATTGTAACTCAGGTTACATCTGGTACATCAGTTACATTTACACATGAAACAAAGGTATTCAATACCTACTTCGCAGGACAGCAAGCACTTGCTGAAGCCGTTGCCGAAGAGCCACATGTTGTTATCGGACCAGTCGTTGACAAGCTCATGCGTCACCGTCCACTCGGATGGTACGGCGTGCTTGGCTTCGCTCGTTACCGTGAAGAAGCGCTTTACCGCGTCGAGACTTCATCTTCAATTAACTACTAATAGTTGACTGACGCTAGCAGAGGGGCAGTGATGTCCCTCTGCTGGAGTAAGTTCACTATAGAGGAGAACTATGACTCAGTACTACTTCAGACCACCAACGGTCTCAGAAGGACCGGCAGGTGGTGGACGTCTGTTCATTCGCTATCGGTTAAACCGTGGCGTGACTGTGCTACGTACACAAGGAGTCTGGTCTGAGATCCGTTACCCAACGGAGGATCAGACAAGAGCAGCTGAGTGGGTGTTCACAGGTGGTTACAAGAACCCAATTTCAGATGTACAAAGAACTGAGCTGATAGCCCATGGCTATGGCTCCTACATTACGGCGGAGTAATATGCATAAGCATGTAAGTAAAGTAACCCAATGGGGTTATGAACTTAAAGACGGAGACATGCGACCATTTGCAAAATCTTGGGGATGCACCCTATGCGATGTTGTCTCAGAAAAACCATTTGAACACGAAGAAGAAATAGCTATTGATCACTCGGACTGCGAAAGCAATCCATGTTTTGGGTGTAAAGCTAAGACACTACAGCTAGCCACAGGAGATGCATCTGGCAACATCATAGCCAGCGGTACTACTCAGAAGAAGTGGGATAGCGAACTAGAGTTCTACAGAGATGCAAGAGCACAAGGCGTCCAGCCAGAAGGCACTAACCGCAAAGCTGTGGAAAAGGCGTTGGAGGCTTCCGCTGAACTTAATAAGCCCTATGACGCAGGCACCATGCCTAAGTCAGAACACATCACCAAAGAATCAGTAGCGGTTATGAAAGAGATAGGACAAATATAATGGCAGCAATGGGAATGACACCAATGTCTAAGAAGCAAGATGCTAAGCAAGACAAGAAGATCATGTCAGGCATGAAGCCTGCACAGAAGTCAGCATTTAAGAAAGCTGACAAGAAGATGGATGCAAAGAAGCCATCAGCTAAGGCAGATATGAAGATGGATATGGCTCTTCGCAATCGTGTTATGAAAATGAAGAAGGGCAAGTAATCATGTGTATTGAATGTGGTTGCACAGATGCAATGGGCAACGAACTAGCAGTAACCATCAAAGCCCCCGTACGAGTAGCACCAGGACAAAACTCCTCTGTTATTAGCGGCTTTGATGCTCCCCTACCCGATCGAAAAGAGAGATAATAATGTCAGCAGATATGATGAACCCAAAGAAGCGTAGCTCAGCTACCGATGTATCATCAGTAAACAAGGCAGACTTCATGGGCGGCGTCGCTCCTGCAGCTGCAAACATCTACCCAACACGCATGGGCGATGGCACAGCCTCAGGTCCAGCAGAAATCATCCAGGGTGTATATGTACAGCCTGAAGGTGGACGCGCTAAGTAATGGCTGAGTTTCGCAAGAGCGCTGAAGACCGTTCAAACATGAACGCAATCTATAAGCCTATTGCTGGTTATGTCAGTAACGTCGGCAAAGAAGCAAAGCAGACAGTTAAGGCTTGGAGCAATGCACTTGATGCAAGCACCAAGGCTAAGGATGCACGTGGTGCAGCTAAGCCTCCAGCCCAAGCTGCAGCAGCTAAAGCTTCAAGCAACCAGACATCACAGTTTGGTCAGCTAGCTGGCGCTATCCTCAAGGGAAAGCGTTACAAAGACTAATGACAGAACACATGGGTTTTAAGAAAGCACAGAAGTCAATCGCAAAGAAGCAAGGAATTCCTATGAAGAACGCTGGCGCAATTCTTGCTGCCGGTGCTCGTAAGGCTTCCCCAGCTGCAAAGAAAGCAAACCCTAACCTAGCAAAGGTTAAGGGAACAGCCAAGAAAGGCAAGTAAATGTCAGACCCTAGACTAAAGCGGGCAGGAGTATCGGGCTTTAATAAGCCTAAGCGTACACCAAGCCATCCAACTAAAAGCCACGTCGTTGTAGCTAAAGACGGTGACAAGGTCAAGACTATCCGCTTTGGTCAGCAGGGTGTAACTGGCGACCATAAGCCAACAGCACGTCAAGCTTCATTCAAAGCCCGTCATGCTAAGAACATTGCCAAGGGCAAGATGAGTGCTGCTTACTGGGCAGATAAGGTGAAATGGTAATGGCTAAGAAAGTTTGGGAAACACCAAACCCTAAGAAGAAATCCACACCTTTGTCCTCTGCTGCTAAAGCATCAGCTAAGGCTGCTGCCAAAAAAGCAGGAAGAAAATATCCAAACCTTGTAGACAACATGAGGGCTGCACAAAAGAAGGGTAAGTAATGGCTACTATTAAAGTTCAGGGACAAACTCACAAAGTGAGCAAAGACAAGACTGGTAAAGTTATTGTTAAGCATCCTGGAAACCCAAAACAAACTTACAACCTTACAAAACTAAGCGGAAGTAAAACAATTTCTTCTGGAGTTAAATCAGTAAAAGATTACCACAAGAAGAATCCTGTTAAGAAGGGTAAGTAATGACATACGGTAGAG